GTAATTTAGATTTTAAGCCTAACATTTTCTTTGCTGATTTTGATTACTATGATACTGAATATAAAAATAATTATAAACTTTTCCTTTTTGCTTGTCGTGGTGTCGCTACACAAAGAGGTGTTGATTTTTCAAGCGTTACAGCTTTTATTAGAAAAAACAGTGATGAAAATTTTCATGCTAATGGTTGGCTCTATAATAATTCCGAAGGGGATGTTTATTTTAATAATACTGGTGTTCAAATTCCAGCTTATAACTTTGACTCAACTCAAAGACATATTTATAAATGGTATGCTATTAAATTTATTTAAGAAGGAGAAAAAAATATGAATGTTCCAAACAGAGTAATATATGACCAAACAGGCAAAATAATTTTTGAAACAGGTGAGTCCTGTGGGGATGTGTTACCACACAATAAAATAACTGAATTAGATTATATTGATATTCCATATGGAAGTATAGATTATATTAAAAATAGAATTATAGGCATAAATATAGAAACAAAACAACCAATTTTGGAAGAAATACCAGTATATGTAAGTGAAGAAAAAAAGAGAATACAAGAATTAGAAAATCAAGTTTTATTAAATGAAAATGAAAAAGTAGGAGGATTATTATAATGAATATAAATAATGTTGTAGTAAGAATATTAGCAGAGAGAATATTAAATAAAGGGTTAAATCCTTTGAAAAATCGAGAATTTGAATTAGATGACGTGACTAACATAGAGTATAGAAAGGCAGTAGAGGATTATATAATTAAAGAAAGCGGAGTAGTAGAAGGAGCAGAAACAACTATATAGAGGGTTCTTTTTTTTATTGAAAGAAGGTGATTAAATGACTTTTAAAGAGTTAGTTAATAAAGTTAGAAATCTTGTACTAGAAGCAAAAAATGTAACTATAGAAGATACAGAGAATAACTTTACAAGTGATAATGTTGAGGGAGCATTAAAAGAGGTTTTTCAAAGTGGAGTTAATGCTAAAAATAATGTAGTAACAGCATTGAACTCCAAGGGTGCAGAGGTTACTACAAATAACACTTGGGAGGAAATAAAGAATAAAGTAAACAACAAGGAAGGAAGATTAGATTTAAGAGAAACAATACTTTCAAATAGTTCATCATATTTAGTTATGAATGGTGCTATAAAATATATTGAAAAATATAGTGGAGATTTAAAAGCATTAGAATATGAAGAACCTTTCTTTTATGTAATTAAAGGTACACATTTAATTAAAATTAATGCAATTGATGAATCTGTAACTTTTGATATTACTTTGTCTAATGATAATTTCTCATGTATTTGCATTACTCAAGATTATTTGTTTATATCTGATAATACTAAATTATATAAAATAAATAAGACAACAGGAATTGAAGTGCAGTCAATAGAAGGTTCTTATTATAAGCTATGTACTTATGGGGAATTTATTTATGGAATATATGGAGATGAGACTTCTTCAATACTTCACAAAATAAGAATATCGGATATGTATAAAATGTTAACTAAAGATATGTCAATCAATAGTATTTACGATTTTGAAAGAGGTAAGTTTGTTTGCAATAAGAATGCTATTTATGCTACAACAGAACACGCTAATTCAAGTGGTTATACAGATTGTTACCTAACTAAAATAAATTTTGATTTTACTATTGCTAAGGATTTTAGAATTGGAGGATATTTATATGAAAAAAACATTAAGTTTTTAAATGATTTTGTTTTTGTATCTGATAGTGGCAGAAGCATAGAAGTTGAGAGTGGTAAAAAAAGTGGATTAGCAAAATATGATGCAAATCTAAATTTGATTACTTATGGTGGGTCAGATAGATATGAAAATTTTGAAATATATAATGGATATATATATACATTTAATTCACTTTCTAGTAGCCCATTTATAAAAATAAATTTAAATACTCTTAAAGAAGTTAATAGCTACCGAACGCTCATTAACACAAATCCTCAAAAAGGTATGTTTATAATAAACAATATAATTTTTTTTATTGGTGGTGGCATTCACAGAAATATATTATCAAAAAAGGTTTATTCAGATGAAAAAGGAGAGGAATTATGATTTATTTAGGAAATTTTATGGAGACAGATGAACAAAATATAAAATATATTGGGATGATACACTATAAACCAACTTTACTATCAGAAGAAGAGTTAAAAAATGGAATTTTAATTGAGAAATTGCCAGTACAACAATATGTAGAAAATAAAGAAGCAAAGTTATTTATAAATATAGATACTAAAGAGGTTTTCTATAGATATACAGATATTAAAAGTAGCATAGAAGATAAAGTAAATTCTACAGAACAAACAATAGCAGATTTAACATTTCAATTAATGAGTAATGGGGTGATATAGTATGAATTGGTATAAGATAATAACAGATTTCTATAATAATGGTAATTGGACTAAAGAGCAAGTTAAAACAGCAGTAGAAAAGAATAAGATAACAGCAAGTGAATATAAAGAAATAACAGGAGAGGACTACATAGTATAGTCTTTTTTAATGTACAAAACAGATTAAAATCATAATTTTAATTAGAAATTGAGTAAATAAGAGCCTTATTTTATAGACTCTTTTTATATTAATTGTTTTAAAGGAGTGGTAATTTTGAATATAAAAACACTGACAGTTCATGCAGGACACAACCCAGATGGTAAAGTAGGTTCTGGAGCAGTAGGAAATATAAAAGAATCTACAGAAGCAAGAAATGTACTAAAAGAGTTAATACCTTTATCTCAAAAGGAATGTAAAGTTTATGATTGTACATGTAACAATGGAACTTCTCAGAGTGATATATTGAATAAGATTATAGATAAATGTAATTCATATAACACAGATTTAAATGTAAGTATCCATTTTAACAGTGGTGGTGGTCGAGGAGTAGAAGTTTTAGTTTATAATTTAAATGACAAAGAAACTGTTGAAATAGCATCAAGAATATGTAAAAAAATAACTGAAACTTATCATGCAAAAGGTGATAAAGATTTTAAAAATCGTGGAGTTAAAGAAAAGAAAACTCTAGCATTTTTAAGAAGAACGAAGGCAAAGTCAATTTTAGTTGAGTGCTGTTTTGTAGACACATCTGATACTAAAAAATATAATGCTAAAGATATGGCCATAGATATTTATGAAGGAATATTTAATAAGTCTGTAGCTGGTAAACCACAAGATAACAAAGTGAAATATGCAATAGTTTATGAGGGTGAGGTAGATAAAGTTATAGCCCAATTAATGGCCATGAATTATAAGACTAATGAAGTCTCTGTGTGTGATTTGGAAAATTATGTTCCTGGACATTGTGAAAACCTATATGTGATTGGTGGAGCATCCAGTAAAATTAAAACTAGCGAGAGATTCACTAAGTTACAAGGTGATGATAGATGGGCTACACTTCATAAAGTGTTAGATTTTATAGGCAAGTAGGAGGTAATGAATTGAATATATTAGATAAATCAACAGCTACATTAGAACAAGTCTTTTCGTATTTAGACACATTAAAAAATAACTCTAATCCACCACATTTTTTATGCAGAGCTATAGTACCAATTATATATAAAGAAGCAGAGAAAAAAGGTGTAAATCCAGTTATTGCAATTGCTCAAGCATTTGTAGAAACTGGATATTTTAATTTTGGTAGAGTTTTAAATCCTTCTTATTGCAATGTGTGTGGTCTTAAAGGAAATAAAGGTGGAGGAGATTTAGACCCAACAGCTCATACAAGATTTAATTGTTGGGAGGATGGAGTATCAGCATTTATTGACCATCTAGCATTATATGCTGGAGCTAAGGGATATCCAAAATATAGTGAATTAGTTGGTAAAGTTGAATATAAAGTAAATGGAACTACATTAGACCCTAGACATTTTCCATATTTACATGGAGAAGCTAAAACAGTAGAAAGTTTATCAGGCAAATGGTGTCCAGATATGAATTATGGCCAAAACATAATAAATATATGTAATAAGATAAGTTCAATGAAGGTAGAAAACAATGATGTAAAATTAGAGCAAATAAAAACTAAAGTAAAAGAATTAAATGAGATTCTTGGATAGGAGGAAATCACATGGATATAATGCAATTTATACCTGAAAATTTAATAATGTTAATAGGTGGGCTTTACATATTAGGAACATTTATAAAAGAATCTAATATTAAAAATAAATACATACCTTTTATATTGTTAGTTATAGCAATGATAAGCAGTTGTTTGTTTATGAAAGAGCTGTCAATAGAAGCTGTTTTTGAAGGTATTTTATGTTGGGGAGCATCTATAGGAATAAATCAAATACAAGTACAAAACAGAAAGGAAAAGTAGATGTTATCTAAAGAAATGATTGAATTATTAAGCCAATATGGATATACAGCCATACTACTTACAGTAGTAATGTTATGGTTTGGCAGATATTTAGAAAAGAATAGACAACTAGAGCAGGATGATAGAAAAAAAGAAAGAGCTTATTTTTCAAGAGAAATTAAAGAGCAGAGAACTTTATTTGGTAATACAATAGATAAGTTTGATGATAAATTAGATAAATTTGCTGAAGCATTAAATACTAATAACAGTAGACTTGAAAGAGTTGAAACAGACATAACAAAAATTAAAGATAAATTAGAGACTAGAGATTAATTTCTCTAGTCTTTTTTATAAGGAAGTGAAGTATTTGGCAAAACAACGCAGTAAAAGAATAAGCATAAATGGAGAACTAAATCCAGAGAATATTAAATTATGGAAGCAATACAAAAGAGCAAAACAAATAGCTGGGAAAAGTGAAAAAACAATATATAATTATGAATGTGATATAATGCAATTTTTTAAGTTTTTAAATATAGAATGTTTTGATGCATTACTAACTGATATAAATGAAGAAGAAATAGAAGCTTATATAGGTTATTGTATGGAACATGGAAATAATGAAAAAAGAATTAGACGTAGAATAAGTTCAATTTCATCATTACTATCCTTTTTAAAGAAGAAGAGGAAAATTACTGACAACTGGTGTGAAATGATAGAAAGACCAGGAACAGGCGAAGAAGTTCAGAAAAGAACTTTTTTAACTGAAGAACAGTTAAGCAAATTAAAAGAAAAGCTTTCAGAGCAAGACAATTTACAGTTAGAAGTTTATATAAATTTAGGATTGGCTACAATGGCTAGAAGTAATGAGATAAGTCAATTTAGATGGGACAATATAGATTTAGATAATAGATGGATTCATGGTATTACAGCCAAAGGTGGAGTTTCAAGAGATTTTAGATTTTCAGAAGAAGTCCAGCATCTATTAATAGAATGGAAGGATTATCTATCTCAAAATAATATAGATTATCCGTATATATTCTTTACAAGATATGGAGGCAAATACAATCAAGTCAATTCAAATGTCTTAAGTTCATGGGTTAAAAAAGCTTTCAGGTTAATTGGTATAGAAGGTGGATATAATCATGACCTTAGACATAGTATGTCTAATCTTTTAAAAGACAGAGGAGTTCCAATAACTACAGTTTCAAAATTGCTTGGCCACAGTGGGGTTGATGTAACTATAAATCACTACACAATAGAAAATAAAAATAAATTAGCTGAGGAATATGATAAGTTTATGTAAATTGAAAGGAAGTGGTATCATGGCATGTAAAGGTAGCAAAAAAGGTAAGAAAAAGAGATAGCTAATAAGCCCTTTAAGGATTACTCTTAAATGAGTTTTCTTTAAAGGGCTTTATTTTTTTTGTCTATCTATAATACTATATTTTATTTTATTGAAGGTAAAATATTTTCCATATATAAATTAGATTGTATATAATTTCTCCAAATATATTCTTCTTTTAATGCATGATTATACCATTTTTTAAGAGAAGAGATTTTATCAACCTTCCATGATGGTGTACCGAAATTATAAATTAAAGATTCTGTTATAGCTGTAAAATAATCCTGAATAGATGTTCTCCAATAACAATGCATATTTTCTAAAATTGCACTTTCAAGTTCATATGAACTATAAACATTATTGTTTAAAGAATTCCAATATTTAATTATTCGTATTGCAGGTTTTAATTTATTATTTGATTCAACATTTAGTCTAGTCAATCTACTATTAATATCATCTGGACATGTATCTATCCAGTCGTTATAATTAGAGGCTTTTGCAGGTATTCTATAGTGATTTTCTTGCCAAAGATACATATTATTAGAATATGCTGGAACTAATTCAAATTTTATATGATTCAACTCTAAGACTATTGTTGGATTAGACTGGTATATTTCAGACTTAGAGTAATATGTTCTCACAAAATCTCTAAGTTTATTTAGTAAAGTCTGTGGAGCATATAAAAAACTATTTGAAAAAACTACCATGTAATCTACATCCGAATTTTCATTTACTTTTCTAGGCAGCATAGTTCCTCTGGTATAAGAGCCAAAACAAAATGTTTCTACAATATTGTTTCCAAAATATGATTTTAACCTACTCTTAATAACTTCTATTGATTTTTTTATATTTTCCTTTTCATTATCTCTTATTATTAATTCATGAGATAGATTTTCTAAATAACTATTTACACTCAAATATTTGACACCTCTTTTATATTATATCTTTTTTTTATTTTATCCCATTCTCCTGTTAATTCAGGGTTCATTTTTTTATATACTTTAGAATTTAAAAATATCTTTGAACTAGAGATATTAGTTTCATAGTTTATTAAAACTTTTATTATTTTAGATTCTACCTTGTTATCTTTTTTTGCAACCAGACCAGTCTCAAACATATCTGTTATGCTATCAAATACCGATTCTACATTTTTTAAATATCCAGAAGTATTTATTAAGTCTAATATAAAATATTTTGAGAAAAATAATTGCAATATAGGCAAAGCAAAATTACTATTTGAGAATCCTATAAATGAAAATATAACTATTATCATACATGGTATTACATTTTTTATTATTATAAATTTTCTTGTATAAGATAAAATTTCTTTAGAGAAAAAAGCATTTTGATATACATTGACAAGAGCTTTATATAATCCATAATGTATTTCATCATTATCATAATATTCTATTGAGTTATGTGTAGAATATTTACAATCAAATGAGTTGTCAATAAAATCATTCCTTCTCTTAGATTCTCCTTTTTCTTGATAGTTACAAATAAAGATATCAAGCATGTTTAGTATTATAAGAGAGATAATACTAAAACAAGTTATTAAATTATTATTATTTTGAAAGGTGAATATTATTGATAAAATAAAAAATACCCAAAATAAAAATGTGTTAACTTTTTTAAACTTAACTGCTATTTCAAAATATTTTGTTTGAGGAGAATACCTACTCAAATCACAACCTCCTTGTAAAAATAGTAATTATATTCTACTTAAATAATATCCTTATTTTTACAAAATATCAACTTATAAATTATAATACAACAAAGTATGTAGAGAGAGTTGACAACTAAAACAATATACACTACCATTTATAGTATAAAAGGATGGGAGGATTTTACAATATGAAATTCAAAAGAAAAGTATTAACCTTAGCTATAATATTTTCTATTGTCATGTCTAGTACATTATTAGTTTCAGCTAAAGAACTAAAATTTAGACGTCCAGCTCATAGAATACAAGGAGCAAATAAGTATGAAACAGCAGGTTTAATAGCTGACAGAAGAAAGTACACTCAAGCAATAATTATAAATACAGATAAAAGTCTTGCAGATGGATTAAGTGCAAGTGGTTTAGCTGGAGCTTCTAACTCGCCGATATTACTTACTAAACAAAATTCTATACCAAATTCTACTCTTAAAAGATTAGATAAATTTAAAAAAATCTATTTAATAGGCGGAGTTAATTCTATAAGCAAAAATGTAGAAAATATACTAAAAAACAAAAAAATAAAGGTTATTAGGATAGAAGGCAAAGACAGAATCGACACAAGTTACAATGTTGCAAAAGAGATAAGTTATCTAAAAAAGGTTGATGAAGTATATTTTACAAATGCTTATCAAG